GCAGTACAGGGCCCAGGTAGTTGAGATGTCCGGCAAGGAAGAGTCAAGTGGCGTACCACAGGATACCATTACCAAGATCATTGAGGTCACCATGCGATCACTTGGAGACGACCTCAATCCAGGTTATGACCAGGACATCGTATGGAGGGGCAACAACTATGACATCATTGACATCCGCTTCACTCAGCGGAGACGATTTATGATTATCACTGGCAAGTTTATCTCAGCAGAACTATGAACGATATCGTAGGCATTGATCAGGTCATCCTCAATATCCGCAAGGCGGTACTCCAGCTCCCACCGGAGCAGGTACGAGCTGCTGGTATTAAGGCTGCTCAGCCTATCATCGACATGGCCAGATCACTTGCGCCGGTGGGTACTAACGATGGCTTCTTCTTCAATTCGAAAGGAGAGAAAGTCACGGTATCACATGGCAATCTGCAGCGATCTATCCAGGTCATCAAGAAATGGTCAGGAGATGTCACAGGCGTATATGTAGGCCCCAAGGCCGTGAGGCGCAATGCAAGTGGCAAGTACAAAGGAAACCGGGTCAATGCCTACTACGCTGCTATGGTTGAGTTTGGTACAGCTGCACACAGGATAGGATACGGAGGGAATAAAGGCCCGATGGTACAAGGCATCAAGCCACATCCATTCATGCGGCCGGCATACGATGCCACAAAGGAAGCAGTACTCAATCTCTACATGAGACTATTGGAGGAACTCATCTTTAAAAACGCACCAGATGTCGGCGGCAATTAAAGTGGCATACTACCTCCTCAGCGAGTCACCCGGTGTAGTCAGCATCGTAGGTGATCGCATTTACCCCAATGTAGCACAGCAGGGGCAGTCACCACCATTCATAGTGATGAGCACTATCGATGCACCACCTACTCCTACACAGGATGCTGACAGTGCCATTGATGAGTACAGGATACAGCTTGATCTTTTTGCCCAGGACATTGCGGCATATGGATCCGGCCTCAGCGTACTGACCACACTGGCAGCGCATGTACGCACAGCACTGGCCAGACAGACCGGTCTCATCGACACCATCAGGGTCAATGGGATACAGTCAGCAGGACAGCAGGATGACTATGACACGGAGCTGAAGCTTCATCGGAAAATATTGGATTTCATCATACGCATTAAACCATAATCTGATCATGCTTACCAAAGAAAAAACATACTACCTGACCCGCGATCTCAACGATCCACGCGGAGGCAAGCACTTCAAGGGAGGATCCATCCAGACCTCAGATCCGGATGAGCAGAAATGGATTGAAGAGCAGCTCAACTCACCTCTCCAGACCATTCCGATCACCAAGCCACCGGCAGCAGCTGCGAAGGCTGACAAAAAAGAAGAGCCGCCGTACTAAGCACTGAGATATCTACCGCCTGAGAACCCGTAGACATCATCAACCAACATTTCTGAACACACTAAAAACTGAACGCACATGGCATCCACCGGCATCATCAATGGTACCATCCTCCGCCTCTACTTCAACACCACCGGCTCCACCTATGCCGTGATCGGAAACAGTACGGAGGTCACATTCGAATTTACACAAAGCGTCCGCGAAACCACTAACCAGGATAGCGGAGGCAACGCATCATTCCTTGAAGGCAAGCGTGTACGCAATATCACATTTGCTGCACTGCACTCAGAGGATGCTACTGTAGGATTCTGGTCCTACTATGACAAGCTTGCTGGATCTGACCGTGGGCTTGTAGGTGGTCGCGTCAATACCGGTGTATCCGGAGACCGCTTCCTTGAGTTTGTAGGCTGGGTCACACAGCTCTCCCTGACCAACGGAGGAGTGGAAGGTAACTGTGCATTCAACGGAGCCATCCAGGTTACCGGTGCAGTCACCAAGTCTACCAACGGAGCCTAATCAATCAAATGAATGATGAGTACGGGTACATTCTGACCGGTGTGCCCGTCTCATCAATCTGCTAATACCATCTGAGAATAACCATTTAAATCCAACCAACCTATGGTCACCAAGTACGTCAAAATCAAAGGACAATCTTACCCCATCAAGATCTGCCAGGAGGCTATCCTCCAGATGGCTATGGACGAAGGGCTATCTGCTGAGCAAGTACCGGCGCTGACATCCATCACCGCCTGGCCACTCAAGCAGATGCTGCTGCTCATCCTGTACTCTATTCGCGTAGCATGTGAGCAATCAGGACAGGAGTGCACCCTGGAGCTCAAGGATATCCGCCATGCCATTGCAGAGGACGAGGCCTTCCAGGATGATATCAGAAAGATCGGGGAGCAGTCCACACCAGTAATCAAGGAAAGCAAAAAAAAAGACGGAGAGGCAACGGCAGCTCCGATGAGGAAGCAGCCCCCGAGGTAGTCTCCTACTATGACCTTGACACCAAGGATGATCTGCAGCGCCTGGCATTTGGGTATGGCATGACACTCCATGACTTCTACTGGTCTACTGATCGTGAGGTCTACAATTGGATACAAGGTCACAGGCAGCTACAGTGGGAGCAGTCAGAGGATGCCTGGAATCGCACCCGGCACATCATGTATGCCTCCAATCTGGCATACATGAAGAAGGGGGATAGCATCACTCCGGCATCATTTGTCCCCCTCTACATGGATCCGGAAGCCAAGCAGATAGACCCCTATGATCTGCAGCGTATCCGGGAGTGGTCAGACCTGATGGATAGCATTCCATTCAGTGATCCACGGGAGTATGAGTACTACAATGATTGATTGATTTAAAGACAAGAGCACACACCTGATATCATGAGCCAACGCAAGACACTCGGTAGTCTCCTCGTCCGCCTGGGGATGACAGATCGGGAAGCGGACAAAGCCATCAAAGACTTTGAGCGGAAGCTCAAGAGACTGGAGCGCAATGTCACTGCTACCGGCAAGGCGATGTCAGTAGGTTTCACCGCTCCCTTTATCCTGGCAGTAGGCAAAGCCATCCAGGCATATGATGAGGAGGCACAAGCCAGCCGTAAGCTACAGATTGCGCTGGGAGGCACATCACAGGCCCTGGCTGCCCAGGCATCACAGATCCAAAAGAATACCACCTACGCTGATGATGAGATCATCGCACAGCAGGCATGGGCAGCAGCACTCGGACATACTGAGGGACAGATCCTCAGCATGACGGATGCTGCTGTAGGTCTTGCTGCCGGTCTCGGGATGGGATTAGATGAAGCCATGAAGGCTCTCCACCAGACTACCATGGGTAGTGCTAAGACACTCGGCAAGCTCATCCCTGAGGTCAAGGCTATGACAGCTGAGCAGCTCCGATCAGGAGAGGCCATTGATCTGGTCAAGGAAAAGTTCAAAGGCTATGCGGAAGCAGCAGCTATGGTTGGCGCTGGCCCATTGAAGATGCTCAAGAACAATCTCGGGGATCTCATGGAGCAGATCGGAGAGGCAGCCCTCCCCATCGTGATAGCATTCACTGATCATCTCAAGGCGCTGATCACTGGATTGCAGAATCTGGATCCGGAAGTCAAACGTGCTGTCCTGGCATTTGGCGCAGTAGTCGCTGCCATCGGTCCGCTGATGGTGGTCCTACCCAAGATCATCAAGATGATTGGCCTCATCCTTTCTCCAGTAGGATTGCTGACCACTGCCCTGATCGGCATTGGTGCAGCTGCTATATACATCGCATATAACTGGGACAAGTTTGTAGAGGACTGGAAGCTGATATGGTGGGAGATAAGGAACATAGCTGTGACCGTAATAAATGATGTCATTGGGGCAATGAACCTCCTCAGCAAGGCAGTAAATCCCTATCAACTCCTGACCGGCAAAGATGCATTTGCATACGCTGAAACTCCATCCACCAAAGACCTCAACATAGGCAACTCAGATCGTGCACAGATGTACGCCCGGGGCTCTCAATATAAATCCTTTGGACAAGTAGCCACTGAGGTAGGTAATGATATATGGTCCTTCCTTGGAGGCTCTGATGGGCAAAAAAAGATTGATGAGGCCAATAAGAAGCTGGATGAGATGGCAGCATCCCTCAGCAAGGTAGATACGGCTGGGCAAGGCGCAGGCAGATCAATTGCATCTGTAGTCCAGCCACTATCCGGAAGGCCTATGGCGGGATCACTATCCGGCAAGTCCAATCGTGATGATCCCACAGCAGGCATGAAGGATATCATGCCGGATATGTCTGGCCAGATCCAGGCGCAGACATCAGCACTCGATGCATATAAGGAGACATGGTCAGCTGTAGCAGGTGCGGTAGGTGGAGCACTCCAGGGCATAGCCAAGGATATGGAAAATGGAATGAGTGTCTTTGCCGCATTTGGCAAGGCAGCACTGATGGCAGCGGCTCAGGTAGCCCGTGCAGCTCTTATCCAGGTAGCAGCCAATGCCATGGCCGCTGAATCAAAGAAAGGCCTCCCGGGTATCCTCATCGGTGCAGCAGCCGGTATAGCAGGTATATCTATCCTGGAGGGATTGATCCAAAACATCAAGGCTCCAAAGCTCGCCAAGGGCGCTCTTGCATTCGGTCCCACGATGGCTGTAGTGGGTGACAATCCTAATGCTCATGTGGATCCGGAAGTGATATCCCCGCTCTCCAAGCTCAAGGGCATCATGGGTGGAGGTGGTGCAGGCCGTATGCAGGTAGAGGTAGTAGGCATGATCTCCGGTGACAACATCCGCCTGGCAGCTGCCAAGTCACAGAATAGGTCCATCCGCCGCGGAGATCCTGACATCATCAAGTCTGACATCATCAACTACTGATCCTCCATAGATGGGCGCTAATGTACGATATCGATCCACATTCTACAACACCACCGCGAGTGGTAGTGGTAATCGTACGGGTATCCTTGAGATACTCGACATGGAGGCAGTGGCTGGTATCACACAGTTCCAGTCTCATGTGCCTGATGAGTCATTCCAGGGATTGACGCATGACTTCCGCCCGGGAGTCTATCCTACTACCCTGAGATTTGATATGGCGCTCAGATCTACACCCAAGACCATCATGGGAGTGACCTATGGTGCCACGGCAGGATTTGTAGATGACATCATTGACGCAGATGAGGGGAGATTCCTGGCGAGGCTGACGATCGATGGTGTGGTAGAGTTTGTCGGGCCGATCATCTATGATCAGTGCTCCTATGAAGATGCTGATATCCCTTGGCTCCGCATCACCGCGGTAGATGGTATGGCCAGATGGGCCACTGAGGACTATGTCAGTGAGATAGGGCAGATCAAGTATTACAGCCGCACCCGCAAGTCATTCACCTATGACCCCTTACCACTTGGCTATGATGGCCCACTGATCGGCGGAGCCTATACCCTTG